GGAATATCTAGGTAGATTACAATACATTGTTTACGATATTCTTCGGGCAACATATCAAGTCCATCTTTGGACATAATCATTATATCCGAATTATCAAAATCATCTTCAGTTTGTCCATAAAACCAGCCATTGAATTCCATGTATTCAATAAACTCTTTATTTTCAATCATCTTAATGAATTTAGCTCGGTCTACAAAATGGTAATCTACACCATCTACTTCACCAGGTCGACTTGGCCTTGTCGTATGACTTACACCAGCTCTAAAGCCCTTTTCTTCTAATTTACGTTTTATAAAATCTTTACCACTAGCGGCCTTTCCTACTAAGATTATTTTCATGTATGTTATATCTGCAAGTATTTAATTGTTTCTTTTATATTCAGCATATTCAGCAAGATAACCCTCTGCTAATACTTTTTTAATTTCATAGACATCAGCATCATCAATCTCGGCATCTACTTCAGCGATTATTGCATCATGAAAGTGATTGCCGATGACATCATCTAAACGCTCTGCGATTGCTTCTATTTGTTCTTTACTTAAATTTATCATGTTTTGTTTATTTTACATATAAGCTGTTGGACTTGGAAGTCCACTATAGTAATCCCAATCCTTAAGATCGTCTCGGTGGATTGATATATCCCACTTTGGATCGTACCAGAATCTTCTACCTTTAGGATCTATACGCTCGGACATGTTTTTGTTTCCATAACAGAGCATAAACTTCTCAGTTGACTGTTCATTAAACGGATTCTTCCAGTCTTTAATACTTCCACCGCCTCGAGCATAGGCTAGGTTTGCAACATCCTCGCACATTTTTAATATTTTAGGGTACTTTGCAATTTGCTGACCAGCTGGCAAGAATGGGTTAACATCCTCACATCTATAAATAATTTCAGCTCTTAGATAATTACCAATTCCATTAAAATATTTTTGGTCCATTAAGACTTCATAGAGTGGCTTCTTAAATGCTTTCTTTGTAAGGTTCGTCATTATATTCAAAAAGAATTCACGCGACTCTGTCGTAGGATCTGGACCTCTATCGGCTTTCCATGTAATACCCTGCTTCCAATTACCAAATCTTCGAACGTCTACAAAGCTTAGAGTAGTTCCGTCCTTTCGATAGAATTTAAGGTGTGCATGTTTTGGCTCTTGTCCAGTGTTTGTAACCTGGAAATGGCCACTCATGCCCATTGTCATTTGTAAAGTTATGAATTTATCAGAATGTACATCTTTAAGCCATAGTAAGAGCTCCTTGCCTCGACTCTCTGCAACTATCGTAAACTCAGTGAATGATACGTTGACTTCTAAGCCCTTATGCTCAGGACTCTTCTTAATGGCCATGTATTTAATCTTTCCAGAATTGAGATTAATAAAGTCTGCTGTTAATTTAAGTTCTGCTAATTCAGGCATGTGTTTTCTCTTTTATAAGTTCTTCAATTAAGTCTTCAAAGTCTCCGGAGTAGGTCTTACCACCAACATGCCATTTATCCAATTCGGTCATTGAATATTCTGGGTCCCATGTTTTCCAGTCATAAATTGTAAAGATATTACCCTCAAATTCTACAACCCATTCAAAGTTAACTTTACCATCACCTGAGAATTCAGGTCCATATGTTGGTTCTCCTAGGACTGAAACTATATCTTGGAATTTAATTCCTTGTTTAAGATAGCCCTTTAATGAAGTTCCGAACATTCCATTTGGAACCTCACTCTCTTTAAATACTTTAATTGATTTTGTCATATTGTTAAGTTTTAATTACAGTGTAAATATAAACAAAAAAATTGACACTAGAAAACTTTTTGGCAATTATTTTGTAGATTTATTACATCTACACTTTCCAAATTCATCCCAGTCACCGCAACATTCGCTCTTGGGCTTAGTTGGTTTGGGCTCTTCTTTAGGTTTATCATTATCAGGCTGGTTCCACATATCATCCCAAAAAATCATATCGTCTCCCATTTTATTTGTCTGTTCTATTCTTATCTAAATCATGTGAACAAGTTACAGTCCAATAGGGATTTCCCGTGCGATTTGGGTCCCATGTCCGATCAGTATATGGTTGAATTGTTGGTGGATAATGGTTTGGTACTCCAAACGGAATCTCTACAGTATCTGATTCTTTTAATAATGTAATTGATTCGCTCGTAGAAATATTTCCATCTCTATGTAGGTCTTCAATATCTTGGAGATATTCACCCTTATGATTAAGGATTCTATTTGCACATCGAATAACGATATGACCCTGGTCTATTAGCCTCTCTATGATTTTATCCTTCATAATTATATTTGTTTATTATTATACTTAATGTAATATTCTTTGTTTCATAAAAAAGGCAACCATTTCTGGTTGCCTTCATCTACTCTAGCCAAGAGGTTTATTTATTTATTTTTATTTTTTGTTAAGTCTTTAATAGAATGGTATAAACTATCTACAAAGGATGTATTATCATTAAACTTTGCATCCATGTTAGAATATACGTCTGCAATTAGTTTAGCAATATTATCTTTCATTCTCTCCTCCAATTTATCGGTTCGAGAATCAACATATCTCTGTGCAGTATCAAAATTAAGTTCTGTGTTTGATACTAGCTCTTCATAATGCTGGTATAGTTTTGTTTCTAATTCATCTAATAGATTATCGCTTCGATCAATCTCTTGGTCAACTCTACGATCTATCAAATCAAATCTAGATTCGTAATCACGCTCTAGTTCATTAATGAGATTCTGTAAATCTTCAATTTCTTCGTACAAATCCTTGACATGTACGCGAGTCTTAAACATATTGTAAACGCCAGCTAATGCTAACACCGCCAATACACCTAAAACAAATGCAATTGTTTGTTCCATAATTTTATTGTTTTTATTTTTAATTTCCGGCTAGAGAAATATCTTCACTGTGAATTTTCTCAAATTCATAGTTTGGTTTAATAAACTCATTTAGGGCTTTACCCTGAGATTCTGCAAGGTTAAATAGATTCCAATCAGTAGAAGTAACATCCTTATAAAGGTATGATGCATGATTGAAATGGACTAACAAAGTTTTCTCTTTGTAGTTATATGCAGCTGACTTTAAAGTAGAGCTATCATAATGTGAAATAGTTGTTGTAATCATCTTCTTGTTATTTTAAAATTATACAAGAAGATGACTATTTGTTTCAGTGTTAGGTAAATTGAGATTTAACTTTAATACCTTTAGATGTCAATGTACTCTGCAATTGTTTAATTGCACTGACAACTGCACTATTATCTGGAGCTGCCTGTTGTGCTGGAGCTGGTTTATCAGATCCACCTCCAATTCCAACTGACTTACCAAGATCGCTTACAGTATCTCCAATAGAACTTAATATTCCACCTTGGGCTTCATTACCTTCACTAACTGTATTCTTAAACTCACCCAACATTTCTGCTAAGTTTTGTAGTGCTTCTGAAAGAGATTCTCCCATTTGAGCTAATATATCCGAAGGCTCACCACCATTTGAAAGAACACCAAGTGCTTCAAACATTTTTCTGGTTTCAACAAGTTTGTCAAAATCAATAGCATTAATACCCTCAGCAATCTTAGGCATACTTTCACCAGTTTTAGTCATACTATGGCCAATTGAATTCCATAATAGTTTTTGTGCATTATAACTAGCATTTGGTTTTTTAGCATCCACTGGTCCGATAAACATTTGTGTGAATGCTTTACCTTTTTCTGAATCATAACTTCCAATTGCAGTAATAATACTTGGGATTGCAGCTCCCAATTTCTCGAAACTATGACCGATTGCATTAATTAATAATTTTTTAGTATTTAAAATAGCAGAATCTTCAGCATCTGCACCTGCGCTTGTAAATACTCCTATAAATGATTTAATTTTACCGGTCACCTTATCAACATCATGTTTCATTACAGCCTCAGCAATTGTACTAATCGAACTTCCTAGTTTTGAATAAGGCTCTGAAATCAATTCAATAATCTCTTTCCCTTTTTCAAAATTTGTAGATGAGAACCAACCTCCAGTTTTAGATTCACCAGAACCTATTTCCTCAAATACACCAGTTAATGCATTAATAAGCATTTTTGTATTGTCTGCTACTGTAGTCGAAATATCATTAATATCTTCGCCCTCCCAGTATGAAGTAGGCTTACCGTCATCACCCCATGTCTTTGGAAATCTAAGGTTGGCCATATCCTGTACTCCTTTTGCTAAGTTTACCAATGGCTCTCCCATACCTTGTACTAAATCAATACCTTTTTGAATTGTTGATTTACCACCCCAAAAACTACTTTTTGCCTCTGGTTTTGCCCCGATTTCGGTAAATGTACCAGTAAGTGCATCAATTAATAAATGAGTATTAAGAGATACTTTCAAAGCATCCCCTGCATTAAACTTATGATAACCAGTTGCTTTACCATCTTTATCAAACCCTTCTGGCATTTTTAACATTGCCATATCGGAAACACCTTTAGCAATATTTGTTAAAGCACTACCCATACCCTGGACTGCTTCAATACCAGCCGTTACTGGGTTTTTAAAGAATATATTACCAGCAGGTATTAATACTTTAAATTTATTTCCGGTAATTGGGTTTGTTATTTCTACTTCAAATCCTTTTCCAATTTCAGCAAATGGTGCAGACAGTGATGATATTAACATGGCTGTGTTTTCTGCAACCTTTGCCGGTGCATCACTTTGCATTGTTTCATATCCAGTAGCCTTACCATCTTTATCAAATCCGGTTGGGAATTTAAGGTTAGCCATATTCTGCATACCCATTGCAATACCCGTTAGTGCAGTACCCATATTCATTACAGATTCAACACCAACTTTAACCGGATTTGGAGTAAACCAACCACCTTTCGTAAAGGTTATTGGTTCACCATTTATACCTGTTATTGTACCTCCGTTACCAATTACATAGAATGTACCTGCTAAAGTAGCAACCATCTGTGTTACTGTTTCTCCTAGCGCGGGCATGTCTATATCTTTGGCAAGTTGTTTAAATTCTTTTAAACCTTTACCAATTGTAATTAATGCCACACCAGCAACTACCATTGCTCCAGATCCTGTCAGGATTGCAGCTGCGTTCCACGGAGCCCATAAGAATCCTTCGCCAATTGCAGTTAAAAGTCTTACTAATGCAGGAGAGCCATCCTCTAATGCTAACATGGCATTTATCGCGGAGGTGTTCTTGAATACTTTATTCATAATCAATAGACCAGCACCAATTGTAATTAATGCAACACCAGCAACTGTCATTGCTGCCGCTCCTCCTAGAATAAACGGTGTTGCTAAACCTGCAACTCCCATTACAACTCCAAGTCCAGTAATAAACGCTAATGAACCTCCAATAACCGTCCATGGATTTTCCCCTAATGCTTTTGACATCAGCATGAATCCTATAGAGATTACCAATAATGCACCACCAGCAGCTAACATTGCAATAGCTCCCTTTTGAATATGTTTTGCTCCAACACCAATAATACGGAATGTAAGTGCTACTGCTCCTATTGCTAGAAGCGGCGTATAGTTCATAATATCCAATGCAAATTCTGCCGGAATTATCTGATTCATCAATTGGAATGACAATCCAACTACAATAATTGCCAGAGACGCCCACAATAAGGCATGTGCTCCTTCTTTTATCCCTTTAGCACCTCGGCCAATAAGTGCAAATGCTAATGCAACTCCACCGACTACCAACATTGGAGCCATTGCTGTCTCTGGGTTTGGTAGAATTATATTAAACAGAGCTAACGCTATACCTAATGATAATATTGCACCTGCTGCAAATATTAAGCCCATACCTGCATCTTTAATACCACCGTCAATTTGACTAATTAGTGCAAATGCCAAACCTATTAGTAATATTATTTTTGCAGCAGACCACATACCTGCCATTGCATATGGTTCTATAAGTGAGAATAGAGCTAATGAGACTCCTAATGATAAGATAGCTAATCCAGCGAACATTAGTCCCTTTGCAGTCTCCTCAATAGTGTCAGTTAGGCCTGTCATTGCAAGTAATGTAAATACTCCACCAATTAGTAGGATTATTAATGCAGCTCCCAACACGCCTTTTAATGCAAATGGCATTATTAGTGAGGCTAGTGCTAACGAACCAGTAAGTACTAGAATACCCTTACCAACATGTTTAAGGTTTTCTAAAGACTTCATTGCCTCAACATCAATCCATTTTGTAGCTAATCTTATAGCACCGACAATTAAGAATAATGATACTGCAAAAAGCGGAGCAGCGACTACTGCTAACATCAATAATGGCAATGATAACGCCATATAACCAGCAAATGCAAATACTGATTTACCAATATCTGCAATTGATTGTAATACTTTAACAATGGCCTCAAGACCTTTGGCCTTCTCTTCGCCACCCTCTAGTCTATTTAAGGCTGCTATAATAAATTCTAAACCCTTTCCAAGAGGTTTCATTGCAGGTGCCATAATAGACACAGCAATTGAATCCTTTATACTTAGTCCAGTAGGGCTTCCCTTGCCAGTTCCTTTCGCCACACCAGTTAATTCCTCTATTGCGGTTACTAGGTTATCAATTCTAGAATATAAACTACCACCGACTGAAACTGATACCGCAGTAACTTTAGTATTTTCTTGGATCTCTTTTAAAACTGCACCTTGGCCACCTATTTTATCAAAAGCATTCTGGAAGAATTTATTCATGTAGTTGGTAAACTAATTTTTTTCATATATAATGGAGTGCTAAATTAATAGCACTCCATTTAGTATATATCTTTAAAACTTAGGCATCTTCAATGAAGGTGTCTTTAAAGATGGGACCGAGGGCATCTTTGGAGCTTTAGGCGATCTATATGAAGATTGCTGAGACTCCGCATGTTCTTGTTGGTCCATTTGTTGCTTATTCTTAGCCTTTATGTAGTCCTGTAGATTTTTGACATAGTACCAATATTCATAATAGTACATTTCTTCAATCTCCGAGGGCTGCATTCTAAGATGAATGCCCAGGTAGAACTTAGTCTTAAAGTAATTCTCCAGCGAGATCTGAAATAATGAAAAGACTTTTGATGCCACCTGGGAACTCAAGAGGGGCTTTCGCGATCTCCCCGTCGAATTCCATTTCAAGTGTTGTTTGAACACCAATTCTCATCTTTTCTGCAAGTCTATAGATAACCATAAACTTTTTCTCATCCCATCCTTTGTAATCAATCTCAGCTTGGAAGATCTTAGTTAAAGATAGATCTTGCCAGTTTGATTGGATATAAGGTAAGACTTGCACGAATGCTTTATCAAACTCAATATCTTTCTCTTGGCGATCTCTTAAATAAGCTGTAATCTTTTCCATAGCTCCAATTGTTGGTGGCTTCATACGGACCACACCAGCGGATCTAGTCTTAATTACATAAGTTCTTTCTCTTGAGTCATAATATGCTTCAATTTCTTCTGGAACTTCTGTTGGTACTAAATACTTTGTAGAAAGTTCAATATCTACAGTTCTTTTTGTTTTCTCAGTTTTACCTTTAAGCATTAATTTTTGCTCTGGTTCTGGGAATGTTAAATCTCTAATTGCTAATAGAATAATAACTCGATCTTCTTCTAGAATATCTTTATAAGTCATTCTAGTTTTTGATGTTGTTAATTGAGTACAAGACTCTACGATAGAGTTAAGTTTCTCTTCCATGTCGATATAGTTATTCTCATCCATGGTTGAGAAATGTCTAATCTCTTTAGCTCTTGCAGATCTAATTTTAATTACACAATCAGCTGGGTAGAATTTACCTCTTGATGGTAATGTATCTTGGTCTAGGACCATCCACCCTAAGATAGAGTCCGAAGATTCTGCTTTTTGTGGTGCAAAGTTGGCCATGTTTACACTGCCCAATCCTTGTTTTTCAATTACATCTTCTACTGCTTCAACCTCTTCAATATTTGAAGATTCTGCTTGTCCTGATCTAATCGCCTGTTCACGAGCGTCCAGTTCAGCAAGTCTTGCCAATTCTTCTTCTGTAAATTTATTCTGTTCTGACATATTACTTTTCTTTTAAGTTTTTAAGGTTTTGTTTTATATACGACTTCTGTTCAATTGTTTTCGTTTCTAGCTCTCTTTTTATGAGATTTCTAATAAAGGCACTAATTGAAATAGGTCTAGTCTCGCTATCAAGTGCATCATTTAAGATAACTCTATTAATTTGACTAACCTCTGTTTCTGTTAATAGCACCTGGAGCTTTTTTGTAAGCTTTTGGTTCTCCATATTATTTTATTATATTGATATTATATTATGTTTTCTGTGTTAAAAAAAATAAGAAGGCTTTCACCTTCTTATTTTTATAGTAGGTTAGTTTAGTTTAATTCTTCAGACCATACATCTGATCTCCAACCAATTTCTAATGTTGCTGGATCTGCAGATTCGTATGATAATTCAGAAGTAAATCCGATACCAGATGTGATAAAACAGTCATCAAGTGTTACCTTTCTGTAAATGTCTCCTTCTCTGTTAAACTGTACGATAACGATTGTACCAACATAGTTCTTTTTAAGACCCATTTCTCCAGTCTCAGGGTTATACTGAGCTCTGTACCATTGTCTTAAAGACTTATATAAGTAAGCTTGGTTTGCATCGTTTAAGTTTAGCGAAAAGTTAACAGTTACATCAACTGTAGTTTCACCAATCATACCAGCGTATGATCTGCTCGCAAATTTGTATTTCTGAGTTACTGCGTCAACTCCTTTGTGTAGACCATCAAGTCCAGAAATTGAGTTTACGTGCTGTAAAAACAACTCTTGTCCTGCAACTCCTGCTGGAGGTAAAATAGTTACCTCAAACAGGTTAGCCTGAACTGGCTCAAAATTTCTGCCTTTTTTACTTGTTTGATCTTCCGAATAATGTGGTAAAGCCATATCTTTATATTTGTATTTATTTTATATATCTAATTTCTTATGCGAAGTTACCAGTAGCAATTTCACCTGTATTCAAGATTGTTACTCTCGATACTAAGATTTCAAGACCTTTAACCGGCTCAACGTACGTATCTAAGATACCCATGTTGTTGTCAATAACTTCGTTAGTGTTGTTAGTTCCGTCCATGATGTTTCTGTAATCGTAAACACCACCATCTTTCTTAACCGACTCCATAAAGTTGTCTGCTAAAGTTTTAATCTCTAATCTTGTTTGAGCATTATTAAACTCGAATAAGTAGTTCTTTAAGATTTCTGCTAAACCATCTTCAATGTAGATCATTGCCTCTCTCACGTGAGCAGAAGAAAGAGCTGATTGAATTGATTGTTGTGCAGTCTTGTTACCTTTGATTGTTAAACCAACTCCTCTTTCGAAAACGATTGGGTTAATACCAAATGGCTCAAGTACATCTCTGTCGTTCTTATCGAATGCAAATTCAAGTGCTTGAACTCCAGTACCACCTACAACACCTCTTCTAGGTCCTGCGATGATTGACCATGGTAAAGCATCTGTATATTTGTCAATGTAGTTGTTTGATACGTAAGCCGCTGGTGGGATTACTTTAACTCTACCATTCTCTAATACATTAAGTCCAGGTCCGTAGTAGAAACCAAAGTTAGCTCCTTCATTAAGGCTTGGTAATGTATAAAGTGCAGTTGGGTTAAGGTTTAAGTTACCTCCAGTTGCAATATGTCTAGTTTCAAATGCCCCAGTAAGTTCATTTAAGAATGATGGATTTTTTGAAGCTTTAAACTCATGTACCATTGGTGCATTTAAGATTGCAGAAGCATTCTGTCTCTCTTTACAAAGTTGAGTAATCTCTTCTTTGTTTAAGAGTCCGTCATTTTCTAATGAAGCAAATGTATCAATTACATATCTGAATGTGATTGCATCTTTGTCAATTAAAGTATTTGCAAGACCAGTACCTGGTTTTAACATTGCTAATAATTCAGAGATTGATTTCTCATTAATAACAGTTCCTTCAATTGGGAACATTGTATATGTTGTTGTAGCATCTTCATATCTCTTAAGAGCATATTCAGGTTCAGTTGCTAAGTTTCTATGTGTAATAAACTTATAAGTATAAGTAGTTTCGCCTAGTGCAACGTTTGCAACTGGTGCTTCTTTTTGAATCTGTAAGATTCTAGCTAATTTACCACTAGTTGCATCTGGCATATACATACCAACTTTGATGTTAGTGTTAAACGCAGGTTCACCAGCAGAAGTTAAGACTGTTCTAGACCAAGTTGATTGACCAGCACCTAATGATGTAAATGTCCATCCAGTTGGAACTACTTCTACTCTATCATTTTCATTAATTGTAATAACTGGGATTGTAGTTGAATTTGCTCTTTTGTAAGTTTTGATTGTTGTTACACCAGTACCATCGTAGAAGCCAGCATCTGCACCATCAGCAGTTGAGATTACAGTTTTACCAGAACCAGGTAATGCTTCTATGTTAGTAACATTAGTATACTCACCAGCGTTTGCGCTTTTCAAGAATGCGCTTGTTGTTAATATATCAAGTTCAAGTGCTGTTAATTCAGCATCAACAGTTAAGTCTCCGTTTGGAGCAACTGTAATATTAGCTGCAGCAAAAGAAGGCTGACCTACTAGAGGTGCGGAGTACTTCTCGTAAACGTCAGCAATTTTAGAAATACCGAACGTTCCACCAACTGTTACTACAGTATCTGCACTAAATGCAACATTTGTTACTTGTGAATATTCATTATTAACCGCTGATTTTAAGAAGTCTCCTATTACAATATCTGCAGTTACATCAACACCAGTAATAGTCAATTTATTGCCATCAACAATTACTTCAGCGCCTACAGTTACGTCATCTGTTGCAACTCCTTGCTCAATGTTGTGAGATAATAATTGGTAGTCTTGGTAAATATCAAAACCTTCACCGATAAGATCGATATTAGCAATTGCATCTTCATTAACTGCACAGAAAAGTCCAGTTCTTCTTGCTTCTAAGTTAATTAGAGTTTCAATATACAATTGACGTCCTTCATTATCCATAAATTCTGGGATTAAAGAACCTGTATACTGTGCAACTAAAGAAACTTCTCTTAAGTTTGTAAAGCTAGTAAGTTGTGATTTAAGTAAACCTTCGTTAGTAAAGTATTGACCGTAAACTGGGTCGTTGTTTAATTCACTAGCGTTGAATGTACCTTTGTAAACTAATACGTCTACCATGTAATCAGAAACATATTCTAATCCATCGATACCTTCTGGAAGGTTACCTTCACCATACCATTCTCTTGCAGTAACTTCAAAACCAGCAGTATTAGCCGCTTGCTTTACGATAATCGTAATTGGGTCTTGTTTGATGTTTGCAAAAGTAATAGCGTTAGTTGAATTTGCAGTAGTGTTTCCAGCAGCTGCTAAAACTTTACTATCTGAAGGTGTCCAGAATTTATCCGTATCAAATACGTCTGCGTATTCTGTTGTTAATTCAGCGAATGATAAACCTTGTTCACCACCATCTGTTACGGGAGATACCATGCTTACTGTATCGTCAGCATCATTAGATGTTAAGTTAAGTGCTAGGATAGGTCCTCTTGAAAGAGTTTCTAGGGCTGATCTATGGAAGAACATTCCTTTCTTTTCTAAAGACTTATCAACACCACCAAAAATCTGTACGAATTGCTCAGTATCTTCAATGAATACTGGAGTGTTGTAAGGTCCTTTCTTAGAGTAACCTACAACCAATCTGATAGTTTCAGCTGGTATGTTAACCGTTTGTGATTTGTCAAACTCTAGACGATATACGCCTGAGCTCTTGAACTGTTGTAATTGAGGACTTAATGCCATGTTGTTCTATTTGTTTTTTTTTAATTCTTTAATTATATATCTGTCTTAGTTTGTGAATTTATTTAAGAAGGTCATAAATATCATATTGTAAATCTCCTTCAGTATCATTATCTTTAAAAAGTATAGCTTCCATTCTTGTATGGATTTTTTCATCAACGAAATCTAGAGCCTCTTCCACGAAATCTGCATAGTCTGTTGTGTTAAAAAATTCGGTCGCTGTAATCGCAGTCATGATGACGTCATCATGGCCCATTTGAGCTCCATAACTTCCGTTTGGTAAAGTGCCAAAAAGACTGGCTTCGATTACAGTTTCTTCATCTGTGATATCTATCCTATTATCTCCATATAACTTTGAGAAGTTCTGACAAAAGATTGCCTTGTTGTCTGATTTTAGTTTAATACCAGGTTTAAGAGTTCTAGCATCATGTCTATGTTTAAATCTTACAACCATCTCATCATCAAAATCATTCTTTTGTGGAAACACAGTCTTTAAATATTGGAATAATACAGTTCCATAAGTATTGTACTCCACAATCATCTTTACGTTCTCATTATAGAATATATCTACTGCCAATGTATAGAGTATCTTTGCAAAATCTTCAATTACATGTTTATTACTCTTAAATCTGGCCACTTGTGTAAACTTAAAGAAGTCATACATTGCCCCTGGATTCTGAATAGCCTCTAATTCTTTCATATTCATTGGCTGTAGTTCAAAGATATTAATTACTGAAGCATCACCACCGTTACCTTCTGCAATATCTACAGAGAATAGCCAAAACTTTTCTGGGTCTCTGCATGAATCAATATCAAAATCTTTATCCCATGCTAGACAATCTTTAACGTCGATGTTAATATAGTCAAATTCATCTAGCTCATGATAGACATATTTATGTGCTCGCTTTCTCATCTTCTTAATTGAGATTGGATCTAATAAGAGATTAGATGAGCTTACAAACTCATTTCCATACTGTCTATTAAATGCTTCAATAGTCCCTAGGTTACCTAATTCTCTTTCATACCAAGCATCATCTCTATCTGGATGTTCCCACCAATCAATTCTTTGTGCTTTATACACATTATCACCTCTTTCGGCTGCTGCGTAGATTTGGTAGAACTTATTAAATCCATTTGGAGTTGACGTAATTGTTATACGTGAGACCTTAGATGCTGAAAGTGTTGGATAAACATTCTCATAGAATACATCCACAATAGAAGGGTGGATATGTGCAAACTCATCCAAGTATAGATTATGAATTGTAAATCCAATACCAGCCTTTGCTGTGGTTGATTGACCAATAAGTCTACAACCATTATCACATCTAACATTCATTACGTCATACTTGATAATACCTGGCTTCATAAAGAAGGGCAAGTTCTCAATTACTACCTTTGCCTTATCAATAATTTCTTTTGTTGAATCTGATTTATTGGCAAGTAGTAGAGTATTTTTATCTGTATTAAAGACTAGGTACCATGCATTAAAAATAGAGGCTGTTACGGTTTTACCCATCTGTCTAGATGCAAGTACAATATTGAATCTATTATCTTGGAAGTTACGCAACATTGTCTTTTGGTAACCCCTAAGCTTTACCTTTTGAATACCATTATCTGTCATTACAACAGCATACTTCTCTGCAAAATAAACAATATCGCTTGCACATCTAGCAAGTTCAGCTATCTCTTCGTCAGTATACTCAAATACAACATTACCTTTACGGAGATATTGTCGCCCTTCATAAAAAGGCAACTTAATCTTAGGTCGATAACCCTGGTCAAGTGCTAAGATAAGATCGTTGATCTGTTTAGTTGACCAAACGATTCTTTCCGCAGCTACATCAGATTCACCTTTCGGGATCCATTTATTATCTCCTACGTAACCTTCGCTCATTTATTATTCTTCTATATTTTCTTCTACATCCTCAATATCCTCAATGTCCGCACTCTTAATACCAGCTTGAATTGCTGCCATTAGATCTTTTGTACCTCTTTGTACATTTCGGTCACTTGAGTCTCCACCAGCCTCTTCAATCTCTCTAACATCATCTCTCTTACGATAGATTTCGATATCCCTTGCAATACGTTTAGTGGACTCCTCAGCTGCCATTAGATACATTGTCTGAGATTTAATAATATCTAACATTGATTTCTGTAGGGTTGCCAGTACTTCAAACATTCTTGGTGCTAATTCACCNCTGTCTATTGTTTCCAATAAGGTTGTAAGNGCTCTCTCACCTGCTTGTAATTGATAGATCAGAGAGGACATTGTCATCTCATCCATTTTCTTTTTGGCTGCAATATATTCGTCCTTCTCAATTATATCTGCATCAAGATAGAACTTCATTAAACTAGTAATAGTTCTTTTGGCCTTTTTAGTTGCACCGGCTTTAAGTTCTGTATAGTTTACTTGTGGTACTANGGGCTTTGATTCTAAAGCTGGCAAGTCACTTGGGTCACTTTCCACATCTAATGTTTCCTCATCACCAATTAAGAAATCTAATTCTTCTCTAATTTTATCTGCTTGCTCTGAAATACTGGGTTTCTTTTCGCTCATATTATTATATTATAATTTATATATCTAACTTTGTTAGCATATATTAGTAGTTTGGAATTATCTACTTTGGTTATATCTCCTCAATCCAATAGAAGGGATTGCATTATCGATAATATGTGCTAGTTGATTATCTCTTACAACATATTGCTGTAGTACATTCATATGTTGGTCTAGACCGATTGTCTTTTTAAAGAGTCTAATATTGGTAACATCTAATTTAGCCGGCATCAATTGGTATTTCTTTGGAGTTACCCATCCATATGGGTTTCCAAAGTTTTTAACAGCATGGTTAGCCTGTATAAATGTTTTAGTAGCTACATTAGTTTTTTGGAAGTTACTTAAAGGATCTAGCCTATATGTAGAAACTGAGATTGTCTTAAATTTATTATTTAAGTTAAAGACGAAACCATACCATATATTATTTTCTAGAGCTAAGTCGTGTAAAAATGTATGAGTATCTCCATTAATTTTTACAATGGTCGATGCAGCAGAAACTAGAATCTGAAGTCCCTTTCCATTTTCCCAACCATCAAAAAGAATCTGGTGATCTGTATTGTCAAACTTTGGTCTAATCCATGTTGTAAATGCAACATTATCTGAAGTTGCCAACTCTGATTTTTTATTATAGACTAGAGCTTCAATATTACTATCTAGAGTTGAAGTTAAATCATAGTGGTTTTTAGAGATAACAGTCCATCTATTTCTAATCTCAGCATCTGTGATTAAAAGTTTATTATGAATTCTATATCTAGTACCGTCTCCAACTTCAGTATATGTGGTTTTGTATTGTTCTGGTTTTGTTGTTTGTACATATTCTTCTTGAATCTCTTCTCCGAATATTTCTTCTATTCCAACCGTTAAGTCGTCAAGCTCTTGCTCAATTGCAGTATCGTTAATAATACTTGAAGTTCTCTCTTCAAACTTCTTAAGCATAACTTTCCAATAAGTCATATTTAGATTAAATTCATCAGCATAAGAAACAGCANTAACCTCATACATTCTATTNATTAATGGAAAGTATAAATAGTCTCNCATCTTTGGACTTGGTCCAATTCCAAANGCAGATTCAAATTGACCTTTGGTAATATGAACTTCAAAATCATCAAATCCCATACCAAATATGTCATAACTAAATTGCTGTGTTGGCATTTCATTATCTGGAACCATTATCTTAAATTCACCTTGCTCAACTACATTATAGAGAGAATATTCCATTAAGATAACATCTTTACTTCTCTGGTCTGGTTCTACTCTAAAGTATTTTACTTGGTGTCCCCATATATTACTAGATAGCTCTGTAAGATCTCTATACATCGCACTCGGCTGTGTTAAATTATAAGGATTGTAAAGATTATCATCACATTCAGCAATAATATTTGCACAACCATCCATTGCAACTGGATCTGTACATTCTCCACAGAAATCAGGACAAACAATTATTATTCCTTCAGCAGTTTGAAGTGTAAATGTATGTGAAAGTAGACTTATTGTATTAACATCACCTAGCGTATTTACAGTAAGCCTTAATTTAATCCATAAAGGTTTAGTACTGTCAAATGTTAAAGCTAATAGACTTGGGCCAAGTGGTAAATATTCTGACATCTGACCACCTGANCTTTCTACAGGTTCTTGTGACCAGCTATACTCATAAGTAAATTGGTTATTTGCATCTGGTAATAAGTAGAATGTAAGACCATCTGCTGTAAAATCTGGAGCAGTGACNACNGTAAATGTATTANCATCTACAATAGTATCAACTTGGTATGTTGTNTTACCAACAATAAACTCTAGGCCTGGTGTAAATGGATTTGAAATTCCAGTATGTGTTACTGTAGTAACTGCATCTACAAAGTTAAGTTTGCCTTGAGTAAGAGGTGTTGTAACACCGGCTATAATTTCATATGCAAGTATTTGTTCAACGCCTGAATAAGGCTCTATCATTGCTGTATAGAAAACATCTCCTATCTGATCTGCTGTAAAATTATTTACCATTTAAGTATAGTGGCGAGCTGCCTTTGTTTTCTTTATATATCTGATTCAATATCTGTGATTAAAAGCACCTCTGGGTTATCAAACTCAAANGCTTCTAATTTCAGAATAATCGGATTTAATAAAGACATCACATCAGAGGTNTTGTTATCTCCTATGTAATTATCTAATCTATCTAATAGATCCTTTAACCTAACTACTTTAAAGTGTTCACCGGTTCTAAGAATACCAGCTCTTATTAAGAGTCTATTTACAGATGGTAATTCACCAGGCCTAAAGACATCAAATAATCTAAAGGTACCTCTTATTGTTTTAATACTAAACTTAATCGTCTTGATTTCATCAACTTCAGCAATTCTCTTATATGCAGAATTTTTATTAAGTGAAACCTTTACCCAACCAAGATTAGTCATATTATTAAAGATTTGATTTATGAAATAAACAGAGGTTGCCTCTTTATGCAACATAGTATCTCCAACTGCATCAATTCTATTCAATTCATCTCTAAAGCCAGATCTTATGATACCACGAAGAGATTCAACTCTAATAAGGACTGAATCATGTGAAAGTATTTTGTGGCCCGGATTTCTTTTTATAAGACCCCAAACNTTTAAGTCAATTGAGTTATATTTATACAATACAATGTCAACAACTTCAGTAAAATTATCTTTATTTTGAATATACATCTATTTGTGTCTCAATTTTTTTAAGGTCGGAATAAAGATCGTCCTTAGCAAATGTTTTTAATTCGTTGAATTCTCTCATTCCTATTTCNTTCTTCTTTAGGAATAGATCTACTGCNNCATCACTTGGTNTATATTTATCAGCCTTTTTTGCAGCAGCAGACTTCTTTGTCTTTGTATACCACCAACCTGGAACTGATTTAAACCTTTTAGCAACAATACCCCANCTTTCAACAACATTACCGCCATTAATACCATTAACATTAAATTGATTAGCGTTTGATGGGTACTTAATAGCAAAGAAGCGATTAATCATAAAATGATGGCGCTTCTTTGTGTGGTTCTTTATATTTTCAAATTGAGTTGGCTTTGTAAACATTATCTTTACAAAGTCGAATAGTTTAGTTTCGTCTAGCATGTTTATTATACGTTAGATAGGAGGATTGTTTGTCTATATGCAAGTGTATATGCATCTAATAGCGTAAGACTCTCATCTTGTTCAGCTAGCTCTNTTGCTAATTTCTGAACCTCTTCCCTTAAACCATATGCATTAGCTTCAATTAGGATAAGNTCAATATCGATATGTTCAGTTAATGTCATTAAAATAATTTTTTAGTAGCTTCTTTGTTTNGAGCNGGTTTTGTTTTTTTACCTACAAGTTTCATAGGCTCTGGCTTCTTAGGCTCATCTGGAATATCCATACCCGCGAATGCATCTGGCGCATAACTATTACCACCATCTAACCAGTTAGTACCTTCAAGGATCTTATCCATGTCCTGGACCACTTCAATGTTATCTAACGCACCTTCCCAATCTTTTTCAATTGCACTATAGATTGCTTTTTGAATTGAATCTGGGATAGTCCTTGTATGTAATAGCATTAAGGCTATATTATTAGAGAGGCTACTCTTAATAAGATTAATACTTGTGCGCCCAACAACTCTATAAATTATATCTACTAATCTATCTTTTTGTTCACTAGAGAATAAATAGTCGATTTTAAAGTCTTCACCCTCTTTAATAAATTGATCGTAGATTTTCTCTGCCATTTTATCTGTAATCGAGTAACTTCTTAATTTACCATCTTTCATCTCTTTTTGCCATGTTACAACTGACGGGATATTATCTGATTTATCTCCAGTTAAAATCTTAATAAAGATAAACTTTTCACAGTCAACTTCCGTAACTTCTACTTTATTTGCAACTGTCCAGTCTAGGATCTGTTTTTGATAGCGATCNCGCATCATATGTTGACCGCCCATGTTGAATAGCATATCATCTTCTGACATTTCTGCAGCAGCAGACTCTTCCATATCTTTTACAAAACCTTCATAAGCATAAAGTGACTTCTTAGTGTTATAGTACCAGATTGTGTGTGCATCGTTAGGTTTTGAGTAGTTAACTAACTGGATAAGATCTCTATCGCCAGTCCAAACCAGACAAGATTTACCACGATTGTTAAGCATAGTAGACCAACCAAAAAGAACATCATCTGCTTCAGCACCTTGGATTTGATGTACAGTAACACCTTTTCCGGCTAAGATTTCTTGAAAGGCTTCATAGACAGCATAGACAGCAGTCCAATCTACATTGCTACTCTGCTTACGAGTACCTTTATAGTCAGCTTCTGGATAGAGGTCTTTACGCCAAGATTTAGAATCTACCGTTAAGACCACATCATCTACAAATCCTTTAAGTTTGCGCATTTCTGATGCAAAGTCAATTGCAAGTTTGCGCATAAATTGTTTCTTTTGTTTATCATCACCTAACAGCTTACCTGTTTTTGGTTTTGGTAAAACAAATAATCGACTAAAAACAAAATAGTTACCGTCAATTAATAATGTGTGTTTTCCCACTTTCATTTTATTCTTATTAAGAAAGGCTATGCCTTTGTGTTTCTATAGTGTAATATAATAAAAAAGATTGACATAAAAAAATTAAATGGCAACTTTTTTAAGAATTTATGATACTTTGTATCTCATAAATACAACTTAGCATTGTTATTACCGGATCGATTACATGTACCCTCTGGGCTTGGTGTTTAGCCACGGTAATAATAATCTGAGGTATGAACTTTACGTGAGTTGTTCGTTCTTGTTGTATATATTCTATAAATTCTTCACCTAGTGTTTGTAGAATATCATCAACTTTATTTGCATAATTACTTACCAATAATTGATAGTTCTTAGCTGGGTCAGTTTCATTAAATACTAACTCAAATACATCTTTATAGACTGAGTTGAATTTCTTTACATCTTCTGCTGTAATATTTGTATTGCCCTGTGTTTTATAACCTTGTAGCTTATTAAGAGTACTTCTAAGATCTGGAAAGTTTCTACGAACAAATTCAACTAGNGCTGGTTTTTCAATTGTCATGCCCTCTTTACCACAGATTTCATAAACTCTTTTAATATATTTCTTTGTCAACTCAGTCTCTTCATCTTTGTCAAAGTCAAAGTTAATCACTTCAAATCTTGAAAGAATTGGATCTGGTAGTTTATTTATATAATTACAGGTTGCAATAAATCTACTATTAGAAGCAAACTGCTCCATGGTTGCACGAAGTGCTTTAAAGAATTGGTCAGATACACCATCGACCTCATCAAGGATTACAACTTTAAACATTCCAGCCTTGTCAATAATAGAAACCGTGGAACAGAAATCTATAATCTTAGTTCTAATTACATCAACTGACGTATCTGTGGACGCATTAATATAAAGGTAAGGTAATTCGAACTGATTCACTAGGGCTTTAGCAGTGGACGTCTTACCTGTCCCTGGTGAGCCAGCAAATAACATATTTTGAACCAGTCCATCCTTGAACTTATTCATTACTCGTTCTGGTAAGATTAGCTCTTCTAAATTCTTAGGTCTGTACTTCTCTGTAAAAAGTTGATTTATCGATTGCATATAATTATTTTAAAAATTATATAGAGCTATAGCCAATTGTTTCAGATAAATATCTATATGGCAAAATCATATTTTAATATAGAAATCAAGCGTACTAATGGTCCTTATCCAAAAAACCGCTATGGAATCATTCTGAAGCCACTGATGAAGCTATACCGTAAATTCCTAGTGGAACATCGCCATATTAAAGAATGGTCAGAGAATGACCAGTTTATACATTGTGTACTACGTATGCAGAAGCCTGCTGTTAAAAATAGCAGTGCACTTAAAACTTATTTTGACTGGGAGAGTCTTACTCCAGTCTCTAAAGAAGAGTTAGAACAAAAATCCAATGAGATTGATTGGCAATGTGCAATCAGCAAAAAACCAATTAGGGCTAAGTTTATGAACTTTGATCTTAAGAACTTCTTACATGAAGAATATTATGACATTCTAGATAGCCCAATGGTTGACAGTAGAATACTTAAGTCTTCGATTGACTTTCGCCATAAATGTAAGAAACTCCTACTCGAAGAACGAGAGGAGTTTCTAAAACTTGCTAAAAAGAGCGCTGGACGCTCTCTTTAAATTATTTATTTCCAAGACCAAAGTCTATTATCTGGATGGTCATGCATTACAATTGTATTTGGTCCAATTTCAATGTCATAAAATGGTTCGTAATTAAAAAGACACACATCAGGTCCCATACTTTTCCACATTTGACTAGATAAAGCCCTACCGCCCCATGCCCAATCAACATCCTTGTATATTGATAAACATTCATTAATAATTCTAGAACCTGGAGTTGCACCCATAACCGTGCAATCTATAAGAGCACCATTATTACCATCTTGGCCCTCATACCTAACTCCACCGAAAAAAGTAGTCTTATTATGTAATTGGCTTAGGATATTATTGAATGATTTAATTGGATTTGCATCAGCATCAATATAGACTCCACCAAAATCTCTTAATAACAAGAGTCTAGCTCTATCTGCTATATGTGCAGGCTTAAAGACTGTTCCTATGTCCTTTCTATAGTTCTGTATATAAATATCATCTTTATATAATTCATCAAAGATTTCTTTATTACGCCATAGTTTATATTCCCAACCCGGATGCATCGCCTTTACTCTTTGCATAAAAGTTTTACATTTGTCAGGAATAGGTTGATCGCCGATCCAAATTTGATGTATTATTTTAGGAATTGCCATATTTTTTTAGAATAAAGAGCCCCCATTTCTGAGAGCTCTTTTATATTATTTTTTGATTACATCAATGTTTTAAATCTTTCAGCAATTGACATGCCTTCGTATAATTTAGGCTTAGTAGCCTCTTCTTTAACATCTTCTATAGCCTCTTCTTTAACATCTTCTATAGCCTCTTCTTTAGCATCTTCTATAGCATCTTCATTAACTAACGGTGCACGTCTACCTGAACCATCTAATTCTACGTTTTCATTATAGCCATCGTTAGAGTTCCCACCAATAGTACTTTTAATTTCGATATATTTATCTTGCAAATCTTTTTCTCTTTCGGTAAAATCCATTAGTGCAGAATCTGCATCTTGGTCATCTTCATAACCAAATGCATCTTTCATAGTTTTCTTGCTTAATCTGTCCTGTGCATCTCCTAATTTTGTAGCAGCATCTTGTGCAGCTTTCTTTTCTTCAGGTGTTGATTCTTCAGTTAAATTTAAGGTTGAATTTAATTCAGTATATGCTTTATTCCAATTGTTAAGTTTTTCTAATGCTTCTTTTTCAGCACCAGTTGCATTTTGAATATCAGCATCTAATTTTTCTTGCGCTATTCTTGCTCTTTCTATTGATTTTTTTAATTGTTCATCCTTTTCAGCTGCCTCTTTTTTAGAACGTTCTTTTGCTGCTTTTTCTAATTTTGCAATTCTTTCAGGATCTTCAATAAAGTCATCCCATGATTTTCTATCAATGGCAATATACTTATCTTCTATTTTTCTATCCATTTGTAGTTTCATACCATCCCATTTAGCTGATAAAATAGTAGAGTCCATTTTATTATCACCTGTTAATTTACCAATAGCAGAAGTAGCATCAGCGATATCTCTATCAAATTTCTTATCTTTATCTTCTTTAGTTCTATCAATCTTAGCTGTAATTTGTGTTTTGAGAGCCTCTAATTTTGTATCTCTCATTTCTCTTTGTTGTTTCTTTTGTGCTGGATCATCAAGAGCGTCAATTTTAGCATTCATTGCTTCTTTAGCTTTATCCATTTGCTGAGCAATTAGTTCTTGCTTTTTCTCTGCAAATTTTAAACCAAAAATTTTCTTATCACTTTCTAGTTTAGCTTTATTATCTGCCATTTTTGGATATGTTGATGATAATTTAGCTAGACTAGCCATAGAATTAAACATTTTCAGTAAAGCTTCACCTGCATTCTCATTAATTAATATAGTTTCATTATATTCATTAATAAAGCTTTCAGTAATCTGAGCTGATAAAGTTTCTAAGTTGGTTAGGATTGCATCCACATCTGCAATTACTTCTGTTCTGATATTTTCACCAGATTTAGTTTCAGCTGCAACTTCAGTTGCTTTGTTTTTAGCCGGAGCCGTAGTTGTTTGAGTTGTTTGAGTTTCAAAATCCTCTAGCAACATTAGTTTCTTTTTAAGTTTCATATTGTTTACTTTTTTGTTTAATATAAGTATTATTAGATTATATATCTAATTTATTTTCAGCTTTTTTACAAACTAAAAAAGCCCCCCAAAATTGGGAGGCTTTCTTATATAAAATATTCTAATTACTAGAGTATTACTATTATCTAATTAAAGATTATAGAGCTACACCAGCAACAAAGAATCTTTGGTATTGAGTTTCTGGGTGGAAACCAGCTTCAACTAGAGCGTATCTAGATTTAACAGCTACTTTAGGAGCCATAGTTCCTTCAGCAATTGTTTGAACTGATTCAGCCATTAAGTAAGGCATGAATACTAATCCAGCACCGTTACCATCACCTTTTCTACCAACTAATATTTCGTGACCAGTTTTAGTTTCTAATACTTCATCTGCTGGGATAGCTACACCTTCAAACGCCATGTTAGGATCAGTGTAAACATTGATACCTGCGATAGAACCTAATGGGTAGATAGCACCTGCAACTTGGTTGAATGTGTTAGCTAGTGGGTTTGGTACGAATCCAGCAACTGCTTGTAAAGCTGAAGCAACTTTTGCATCAACTACAGCGAAGTTACCAGCTCCTCTACGACCTCTGTTTGCGATTAAGTTCGCAGCAGCAAGGATGTGAGTAAGGATTCTTCTGTTAACATCACCATAAGTGTTACCACCTAAATCATAGTCTAACTCGAAGTTAGTGATACCTCTTTCAGCGATAGCTCTCATCTTACCTAAGATGTGCTTGTTAATAGATTGAGTTAATTCGTTAGTTAAAACTGCTTCTACTTGAGCAACAGCATCAACACCGAATTGTTTTAAATCTTGTACTTGCTCTCTAGTAACTGCAGCAGCAACTTGGAAAGTTTCAGCAGCAACTGATTTAGAGAATAAAGATAGACCCATTACTTTGTCTGGAGTAGATTCACCTACGTTTCTTGACATTGGTTCGTAAGCTTCTTTACCAGATTCAACACCACCACCAGTGAAACCAACGATGTGATCTTCTAATGCAGCAACTAATGCAATACCGTTATCTGCAGCAGTTCCAGCTTCGAATGCAGCTAACATAGTAGCAGTTCCGTCTCCGTTACCTGTTACACGATAGATAGTATGTCCATCAATTCTTGATTTTTGGTCTAAAGCAGTGAACGTATATCCGTTTGCAGTTCCTTCACCGTCAGCAGATTTAGATTTGATGTAAGTTGGAGCAGTACCATTGATACCACTGTCTAATCTACCACCTTCGTATACGAAATCTAGGTAAGATAAAAGACCCATTGGTCCAGCCATAGGAATAACTGGTACTAAGTCTAAACCGATAGTTTGTGCAGCAACTTGCATTGCTAATGGTAATAATGTTGGAGATTTGTCTCCAGAACCGTTACCACCTTGTCCGTTACCGTTAACACCAGAACCGTTAGAGATTGCTGATGGGAAAGATACAGCACCCATACCTGCTAAGTTCATTGGTCCAACGTTACCAACAGACATGATGTTTGCATCTTCGTAAAGTTTATGGTTGTGACAGTAAGTCGACATCCATGCTAATTTTTCTGATTCATTAATACCAGTAGCTTCCGAGATAATCGGTGCCCATGTATTCTTGATCTCAGCTTCGTTTAATAAATTTGCCATTTTTAATGATCGTTTTTTTTGTTTATTTATATTCGACATTTAATGGGCTTTCTGCTTCTTTCGCCCTAATCGTCGATGTAGTTATATGTTTATATATCTAATTATTTATTGAATCTTTTCTTGAATGCATCTGCATAACCAGAAACATCATATCCAATTGTTTTTGCTTCAGCTTGAGCTGCTTTTGATTCTGCAACCATTCCAACTTGTTCCATAGCAACTGGTGCTTCTCTTAAGTCTCTTGTTTGCCAGAAGTTTGCAACTTGATATTCAGTATTTAATGTATGATACTTAGCTTGAGCTGTAATTTGATTCTTTTTTGATTCAGATAAGTTTTCCCATGCTGTTGCGTATTCTGCAGGCATTGCACTAATAAAGAAAGGTGCTGATCCAGCGCTTTCTACGATTAATTCTGCGTTGTTCATTAAAGATACAATCTCAGACTCAGTCATAAATCCTCTTTTAGCAACTGTAGCTCTTACTTCAGTTTTTGCAGATTCAGTTAACGTGTTGTATTTCTCTCTTGTTGTAGAAGATACTACTTTAAAGAAAGAAGGATTCTCGTTGTTTTTGATAGTTGCATTTTCAACTAACTTATCTAATTTAGAAGAGATTTCATTTTTGTAAGCTTCTAATGGGTCTAACATTCCGTCTTCACCTTCAGCTTCTTCTTCACCTTCACCAGCCTCAGCTTCTTCAGTTCCAGGCTCGATTTCAGAATCAGACTTTACAGTCTCATCTTTTAAATCTTCAGCTTCAGTAGAATCACCAGTTTCTTCTTCAACATCACCTTCTGGTGCATTGTCTCCGATTTCTTCTAATTCTTCTTCATCTTTAGTGATAACCTCTTCAGCTGGAATTCCATTTTCTTCACCTTCAACATCACCTTCTTCAGCGTTGTCTCCAATTTTTTCAATTTCTTCAGTTTCGTCAGCTTCATCAAATTCTTTAGCTACTTCTTCACCTTCAACTTCTTCTTCAACTAAACTTTCGTTAATTGATTCAGCAATATACTCAGTATATTCAGAAACTGCTTGTAAGTTTTCTTTTAAGTATTCTACGTAAGCAACTAGGTTCTCTTTAGTATCAATACCCTCGTTGTGTGCTTCAGCTAAATAGTTAGCGAAATCTTTTACTTTAGATACTGCTTCAGAAACGTGCTCAGTATAAGAGATACTAGCATCTAATTTCTCAGCAACATGCTCACTATAAGCAATACCTTGATCTAATTTCTCAGCAACATGCTCACTATAAGCAATACCTTGGTCTGCTTTCTCAGCAACATGCTCTGTATAAGAGATGCTTTCGTCTAATTTAGTTGCAACATAATTTACATATTCAGCTAATGAGTTAACATTTTCTGCAATATGGTCATTATGCGCTGTAACTGTTTTTAAATCAACTCCTTCGTTACTTTCTTTTGAGTTAATAGATTCCTTGAGTGACTTGATTTCGTTCGCTAAATACTCAGAGTACTTGTTGAAGTCTTCAGCCTTTACAAATTCTGCCATGTTTTTATTTTCTTTTATTTGTATATTTGTGTTTTCGATTTTTTCAACGTTGTTTGAGTTACTCTTATTCATTTCATAGATAAAAAGACTTTCATCATTTGCGAAACCATAAGATTCATTAACTCTAGTAAGCTCTGCGTTTTCAAAGCCCGGATCTGCAACTAGGTCATAAGTAAATAGTTGCTTAATTTTAACTTGACCGTTAGATTCAACAGCTCCAGCTGCTCTACTTGAAATCTGTAAAGGTACTCCAGCATCTACAAGAGCTTTAGCCTGTCTTCCAGCATCAGTATCTAATAATCTGATTTTACCTCTTACCTCTTTAGTGTCTTTATCATAGAATAATTCTTCTATAACGTGTGATACATTTTTAAGAGAAGTATCAAATTGTGTTGGGTGGTCTAGTTCCCCTAAAAGTTTAGATGACTTAATTTTAGCCTGAAGAGCCTCAATCTGAGGTACATATTCTGACTCAGTATAGATTCTATTGTTTCTGTTTTTTTGATCGATTTGACCAAAAACACCCTCTAAAACATAGTCTTTGTTTTCAGAAGCTACAGCAGTTAATGCAGAAGTAGACTTCTCAACAATCAACAAGTTGTGTTTATTTTCCATATTTGGTGTTTATTATATTTTTAATATATATCATTATTTATTTTGTAAAATTCAATGGATTATAAACCTGCTAGCGGATCGTCTTCTTCTCCCCCGCCTTCAGCATCTTTTTCTTCTTCTTTTTCTGCTTCGGCTTGCTCAGCTTGATAGTCATTATATAACTTTACAAGTTGGTCAATCTCACCTTCTGCAAACGCTCCTTCACCGTAGTTATCATAAAAGTATTGCTTAAATTCTTTCTCTGTTGGCGTTGCAGTAACGGCTCCTAAGATTTCAGCAGACTTAATAGTCTCACCAGAATCTAGCGTCATATCATCAAAGTATAGATCTGATTCTTCACCTGCCTTTAGTGCTCCTTCTTTAAGGCTTAAAGAGACAAACTCTTCAAATGTTTTAATAATCTTCATGTTTTATATATTTCTTTTTATTTAGCTAGTCTTTTAGAATCCCATTCCATCATCTTCCGGTTCTGGAGCTTCAGCATCTATTTTTTTCTGTTTAGCTTTAGCAGCCTCATTAGCTCTAATCTCATCATCAGAAAGCTTAAGATATTTCTTAACTAAGTATTCCTGATCGAAGTAGTATTCTTCCTCCATAGTCTCTTGGTTTGTTGTCATTAGAGAGTCTCTCATACTACCAATGAATTCTAATCTCTTCTCCATGATTTCCATGGTCTTTAATTCAGCAAAGACATTCTCTTCATTAAATCTAAGAGCTACTTGAGTTCTAAACTGTGCATCTTCAGTAAATTCTGGGTATTTAAGACACATTTGAATAAATAGAGGCTTCACTAGGATTTCTTGGAATGTAGATCTTAAACGCTTAATAAATTTACCAAACTTAATCTCATCTCTAATCATACCATCAGCAGCAAGATTGAAATCACCACCACCATCTTCATACATAAATCTTGAGTAAGGAATTTTAGAAACGTGTTTCAATTTATCCGAGAAGTATTTAAGTGCTTCAGTATCATTTAATTCTGGTCCTTCACCACCAAGAGTTTCAATCTCTGGAGATTCACCCTCTTTACTTGGTAACCAGTACTCTTTACTAAATTGTAGCATTGGTTTTCCATCAGTTGTTAAAGATGCAGAATCCCAATCAAAATCAACAACTTCTTTATATGAATTCATAAGTTGAGAAAGCGATTGTCTTGCTCTTGTTTTAGATTTACCACCAACTGGAATAATAAACTTCATTCTAAATGAAGAGTTAGTCACAGCCCAGATAACTCTAGTATGTTCCATGATTCTTAATAGGTTAAATGACCTAACTAGTCTTTCAACATAAGAAACTCTACTTGCAGTTGTAATAGACGAATAAGAGATATAAATGATCTGTGAGTCATATAGCTTTCTCTCTTTAACTGGATCGTCTTTATATTGTACCCAAACTTTTTTACCATCATCGTGGTTATAACCTGGAATAATTGTTGTTGGATCTAATTCCTTAAATCCAATAATCTCTTTCATATCTGGCGAGTAAATAATCTCAAATGCCAAATAACCATCTACCAAGAATTTTCTATAGTAGTACCAAGCTGATTGGTCTGTGTTAAATCCAAAATAGTGATAGATTTGTCTAAAGTATTTGTTAAGGTCCTTTTCAACCTGTTCTGAAATATCAAGTCCTAAAATTTCTGGCTGACAGAAGAAGTTTTTCTCATCATATACAATTGTCTCATCACAAAGTATATCTAAAATATCTTCAATCTCATCGTTCTGTGCAAAGTTTCTAAGGTCGTCTCTTTTCGCGCTATATGCCTGGTCAAAGAACGGAATGTTCTTCTTAAGGTTAATATCGGTCATTGACATTGCAGCAAACGCACCATAGATATCATCATTATCTAAACCAAGCGGGTTCATTTGACCATAACCTATCTCAGCCTCCATTGGCCCAATTGCCTGAGACTGTCTTAGGACTAGGTCATCATAACGCATACCAAACGAAGAAAGTGTCTTCAGAGCATTTGAAATGCTGAAGGGTCTACTATTGGTACTNAGTGGTCCGTTTCTATTTTCTGTGAATCCTGCCATAATATCTTATTATTGTGTTCTAATTATATATCTTTATTCTTTAAATGGTTTCTAAATTGTGCTTTAAGTTCACTTATTGTAATACCTTCTAGCTCTAAGAAGTCACAAAGTGCTATTCTAGCCCAATTTTCATATGAAACCACCTTTTGGTTTGATTTAAGTTGTGGGATATATTGTCTTATTGCAAAATCAAATCCNTATTGCTTTAAAAACTTTTTAGCTCCCTTATATTCTAATCTAANGCCCCTTTGTATAATTGCATTATCTGCAGCAGGACCTTTAGTCTGAGCTTTAATCATCGCTCTCATTCTTTCATAGACCATGTCTAATAGATCTTCTTTAATATCTGGTGGTAATAGGTTTAAATTAATTCCTAGGTCATTACCATTTTCAGTTGGGTCCAGTGCTAGTACTACTGGATTCTTATCCCACCATGGAAGAGTTTCTATATGTTTTGGCTTTTCATACCTAAAGACGTAAATCATACCGGTCTTAAACTGCTCGCGACTTTTAGCAACTGCAGATTCTCTAACTGACTTTGCACCCTTATCATACCACTGCCTAGCAGCAGTAGCAGCTCTAGATTTGCTGCCTGCATCTTTACTAAGAGTCTTTATGTCGTCTTTAATTTTACCCATTTATTTTAATGTCTTTTCAGTCAAGACTATAAATCTCCAGCCTCGATTCTCTGCCCATTGTTTAGCATATGCATATTTATCACGATTTTTTATGAACTGCTCTGCTAAGAATTTATAGGATGCTAATGCTTTTTTAGATTTTTTAGTAGGTGGCTTAGGCTTTTTAATTTGTGCCGAAGGCTTAATTTCTACTAAGAACTCCTCAAAGCCCTCTTCGGTTTTAGTTTTCATATAGAAGTCTGGATAGTACTTATGCTCTCTTTTGTCATATGAGTAGATGTATTTAATCTCTACTGGCTCGCTGGACCATTTTACTACATTATCTTTAGTATCACACATAATCATGAACTTGCGCTCCCATGAGCTTCTATATATGATTGGCGTTGGTCCTATATATCGATCTGGATTCTTTGGTGTAAAATAACCTTGTATAAATCCAGAGTTGCCATTAGGTTTTAAATTCTTTATTGACATTTAGATATTAAACATGCCACCTTCGTTATCATACCCACCGGTATTAACTCGATCCATTGACATTGTGTTTTTATATTTTACTGGGTGGATTTTATTCCAACCCTTAGCATAACCTCTCTTTGCAATCTCTGTAAAGTATGCAAAGGCATTAGGGTACTTTGGATTAAAGTTTCTCCAGTACTTAAGTAAATCTAATAGTGCAAATTGAAGGCAGTCATTTCTGTCATCCTCACTTACATAAGTTAATTTATTTATTGTACGCTCTGCTAAAAGAATAAACATTTTCTCTGCAGTTGGTGTTAACTTATCCTGTTCTTTAGATTTTACAAGTTCATTATAAAGATCTTTATTATTTAAGTAATTTTTCTTTTTAGCCACGTTACGTAGATTTTTATTTATTATTATATGCAAAAAAACCCACTTGTTTCCAAGTGGGTTTTTCTTCTATTTTGAACAGTTTAGTTTAGATAGCCTCACCGCTAGGCAATTCAATTCTGTTTTTCTCAATTCTTAAAGGTTCATCATTAACAAATACTGTTAATAGATCTTCCTTTCCAGCTGATGTAAACTCTACAGCATCTACCTTTATCTCAGTGCCTGGCTGTATGTTTTCATATTCTCTTTTAACAGTAGCTGTAATATAACCATCTCCTCTATTTAGGATTGATTCTGATTCTAAGGTTGCAATCTCTTCTTGGATTCTAGCAATCTCAGAATTTAATAGTTGATCTGCTTCTTTGATTTCAGGAATGTTTCTATCTGCTTCATCAAGTCTAGCCTTTTGATCTTTTAAGAATGCAATCATTTCATGCATAGTTTGAATCTTTGCATCTTTAGCAGCCTTTCTCTCTTTAAATGATTCAAGGATATCCTCAACCATAAACGTAATATCAGCTCCTGTATTTTCTACAACGAATTCAACTGCAGCATCTGCTAACATTCTTTGAAACTTAACTAATTTAGTAGCTTCATTAATTCTGCAAGTATAAATATTTTTATCAGCTCTAATCGCAAGTACTTTAACATCACCATCAATTGATTCAGTTACAAATTCTAAAATCTTATAGCTATTAAAGTTATTAGCAGCAAATTCAAATAGATTTAAAATAGATTTATCTTCGTATTTAATATGTCCGCCTGCAAATGCATGTTCCGTTAAAGATTCAGCTAGAATCTCAGAAGAGTTCATATAGAACTTGTTCTCGTTAACATCATATCTAAAATAGATTCCAATAGGTCCTCTTTTGATTTCAGTTAAATTTGATTCTACTAAAGAGATTTCAGTATCAATAGATTCAATTGCAGATTCTCCTTTATTTAATTTTAACTCTTTTCTAGACTCTTTTAAAAAGCTAAGCTTTTCGTTTAGTTCTAACATTTTATTAAAATTAGAAAGAGACTTCTCATCTAACTTAGAAACTTTACTTTTTGCATTCCAGTCGTAGTAGAATTCAATACCAGACTCATTTATTGTAAAAAGTTTAGTAGCTGTAACTAGGCTGTTAAATTCAGCACTTGGTGCGTTAAACATTTCAACAACATTTCCAGTCATTTTAAAATTTTGGCCAGATGCATGGAAGACATAACCATGGCCATGTTCCATTACCGGAGAGATTGTACTTTTATTTAATTTTGTCATCTTTGTTAAGATTTTTATTTTTATATATATCTTTATTATTATTCCTTAAATGGAAGGTCTCTACCAATCACCTTGTAATTATCACCTAATAACGGTTTTTCTTGTTCAGTATTAGTTGGTTCCTCATCCAATGAATTACCAATAGTAAACATTCTATTATCTGCTGGCCTTCTTCTAGTTGTCTTAATAAGAGTAGTATTCTGTTCAAATGGTTCAACTAAATCTAGATCNGTAGGAGTNTAACCTTCTTGTGTTTTAATCCAAAGACCTTCACCGTTACATTCCCAAACACTACCAGATTCATCATAATATAATGTACCAGCAACTGAACATGTAATATAACCATTTGGATCTCCATAGTTGCCAAATATAGCTCCATTGGAATAATCCTTTCTGGTAAACTTGGTATAGAGGTCCTCTTCAAAATCAAAGCTTGGTATGAATGAGTTAATCTCTAAACTAAAGGTAACCTTATGATTTGACTTATCATCAAATCCATATTCAATTGGGCGTTCTTGTCCAAAGTCATCTGGCATCATATATTCAGAACTAATTCTATAAGTACCTTCATCTAAATGCCCAGCATCTACATGGTAGAAATTAGCCTTATACATTTTCTTAATAATAGCTTCAGTAACCTTAAACATGTCTAATTGGCTTGATAATACAATTTCAATATCAACACCAATTACAACTGGAATCATCTCAAATTCAGCCACAAAGCTTTTGAATTCTCCAGTTTGAGTTAGCATATTATATTGACCTAGGTTTCTTTTGTTAACCAATTTAGAAGGGTCAACTGCAATACTTGTTAAATTAACAATACCTCTTGGAACCTTATCGTAATTACCATCAGCAGCCGTAGGATCAGGGTCACAATTAACACCATTTAAAGTGTTGAATAAAAAAGCATCTCTTAGGAAATTCTCATCTCCAGAAACTGCATAATAAAAAGGCACATCTACGATAACCCTCTCGTCTTGGCTNATCTGTCTCCAAAAGCTTAGTTTTGAATTNAGATCTGCAAGAAGGCCAACAATTACATGTCTTACAACGCTGTCGTCTTTGTTAAATTTAAGGTTATANGATGCCATTTATTATAAGTATCTTTCTGCCATTCTCTTCCAGTTTGGAAGACCTGCCATTTTAAATCCAGCAGCTTTAACAAAAGTTCTCATTGAGATATCTTTTGCACTTTGCATGAATTCATATATTTCTTCTTTTTCTTTAAGAGGCATACTTACCGGTTCTAAGTGTGGTAGTAGCTTTTTCATTCTTTCCATTAGAGTTGCATCATCAGGATTAACATCAATTAAGATTGATCTTGATCTGATTGCCCCGTCTGGATCTGCTTTATCTTTTGGCAAGTTAGATATAAAGATAACTCTACCTGCAAATTCAAATGAGTTAGGTACTAGACCTGCCTCAATTGCATTAAATTCTCCTTCTGGATCGTTTTCAAAATCTTTAGGATCAAAAACTGCAGAGGTTTTCTTTAAGTAAGATATTTTTCTAATAGCTTTAGTATCTAGGGCTGCCTTTAAAAGGTTTCTACCATTCTCATCTCTAAATACTGCATCACAGTCATCAAAAACAAGAGTCTTAGTTCTATATTGATAGAATTTTTTATACATCATAATAACCGATGCAGCACCAGCTACCATTACGTAATCTTCATCATCTACTAGACCTTCATCTTTTAATGCTTTCTCAACATTATAAGTTTTACCAGTACCAGCTCTACCTGAAATAAATAGAGAGTTAAAAGCACCAGCTGCAACTCTTCTAGATATTTGGTAAATATCTTCCATAGTCTCTTCTAAGAACTTTACATTATCTGATAGAGTATTCTCATTTGCAGATTCAACTGCTGGTTTTACTTCTATAGATTTTAAATTTCTTTTAAGTTTAATTAGAGATCTGTATGGAACTCCCATCATCTCGGCTATTTTAGTAGCTGGAGTTCCAGCAGCTAAATGACCTTCAACTTCTTTAATCTGCTTGCTAGTAAACTTAAAGTTTGATTTTTCTTCAATCACTTCCATTGCTTCAGAAACAGCATCCACATAAGATGAGTCTTTTATTAATAGAGCAAACTCATGTAATAGTTTTATGATTGGAAATTTATCAGAGCTTAAACTGAAATCTACATTTCCACTAGCGTGATCTGATGAATACTCTAATGAGCCAATAACACCTGGTGAATTATTAGTAGGTCCAACAACTCTAAACATTGAATCATCTGCTGCTGAATAGAATGCAACACCTGGTGATGTAACACCATCAACCTTGCTAATTACTATAAATGGGTATTTATGATATCTATTACCTGTTTTCTTGTTTATAAAAGCAGCAATAATATCTGCAGCTTTATCTAATTTTGGATTGTAAGGGCCTACCGACTGTACGTTTTTTGCCTCATTTACAAATTGATTAAAATTAAAAAATTTCATTAAAGTGTATATTTGTTTTCTTTATATATCAAAGAATATATTACTCTATATTTTCAATACTGAATTTAGAGAAACCATTCTCACGATAGATCTGTATCTTCTTATCAAAAATCTCATGTGGTAGCACAGTATGATTGATAACAAATGTATTTATCTTATTTTCTTTAATGACCTGGNTTAAGATCTTTAGAATATTATAG